CACCCTGATCAACAACCAGATTGACATTTCTTGCCGACATCGTTCACACAGGAAGATTTTAACTATTTATCCAATTTATCCAACAGTAATTTCATCATACCTTTCAATTCATCAACATCATTCTTTAACTTGTCCATCTCACTGAGTTCCTGCAACTTTTTTTGTTTTAGGGTAAGATAGTTATTATAATCACTATCGGAGCAATTTAGAATTGCTCCGCTTTCTTCATCACGGTATAAATTTGGACTATCTTTAACTTTCACCTTTTTAATCATTAGATAGATGCGATAGCCCTCAAGTCACGGATCTTAGGAACATGTGCGAAGTTAGTTCCATTCATAACAATCTTAATCTGGAATCCATTGAACTGTGGAAGATTCTTAGCATTGAATTGATATTCTCTGTAGTCATCTTCTGTTGTAGAAGCAAGAACCTTTTTATCAGGTAATCCACTATTCTTAGCTTTATCGACAACTTCACCTGTAGAATCTAGATTATTATATCCTGGGAACAACTCATACAATTGATACTCGGAGGGAGAATCAATTCTGAAAATTCTGTATAGAACTCTAATGTCATTTGTTGGATGCCTATATGCATCAAACATAACTCTAAGTCCATCCGCAGATTTTTCAAGGTTAACAACCTTAGAAAGATAAATTGCAGCACTTGGATCGGAGTCTAAGGAATTTACTCTCAAGTCAGTAGCATAATCACTAATCTTATCATTGAGTCTGTCCATCGTGGTGATGACATTGACTCTATCCAAATCAATCATTGGACTGACTTTAGTATCATCAGTACTTAGGAATAACTGCATTGTCAATGACTTTCTTCCTGGGAAGTCAGTAAGTCTATTGAGTTCATTGACCTTGGAAGCAATCAATCTTGGTGAACTCATAACATTGTTACTGTTCATAGAGATAGCTTCATATCCCTGATCCACAAAAGCAGTAATGTTTCCATCTGGACTATTAGATGTAAACGTTCTAAGTTTTGCATCAATACTTGTTCCTTCTGGAAGTAATGTTCCAATATTAGGTCTTAGGATATTAAATGCGATATTTTGAGAAGCTCTAGGAACATTCAAAATACCTGTATTAACAAACCTTGAGTCGTAACTTCCACCAGATTTAGTTTCTCTCCAATACAGTTCAGGGAATCCAGAAGCATTTCCAATACCTCTGTCATTTCCACGACTATCAATTCCGACTTTGATCCAATAATGATCAATATCGATTGGATATGTATCTAAATCAGTATCAGCGAATTTATGTGTAGTGTTAATCCTTCTCAGGGAAACACCATTAAGTTCATACTTAATTACCTGATCATTTACAGAATAGTCACCAGATCTAGTATTATCCATTGCTCTGGTAATACCAGTTAGTGTACCAGCAGCGGTACTGACTCCACTATATCTGATAATTTCACTTCCAATTTTAGCGTAACCAAAGTTGGAACTGTCCACATTAACATTTTCAAAGTTAGTAAAGATACCAACAGCAGAAACTGGAATAGCATCTGTACTTGAAGAATCATAAGAAGCTGTAAGTTTCTCTGGTTTTACATCGGATTCAATATCATACAACTCAACAGTATCATAATTATGGTACATTCCATGATTATTATGTTTGACGCGGAAGTGTAGTCCATCAGTAGCATCTTGTACATATTGAATAGAACCACCACTGATCGTAGAAGTTCCACCCGTACCAACGTAAACTAGAGCAGAACCAGCATCAATGACTGGTTTCCCTTGTACTTGATCCAGGAGAATAGTATTGAATGCACTAATAACTCCAACATTATTTGGAATTGAAAGAATTAGATTCTTACCAAATCCATCAGTATTTGCAGCATCTACAGTCAAAATATCACCAGCTGCATAACCTGTTCCACCAATCGAAACTGTTGCCGCAATAGCAACTCCAGAGTTAACAGTTAGATTTACTTTTGCTCCGCTTCCTCTTCCAATTCTGGAGATTAGTGGAACATTACTGTAAGTAGTTGCTGAATCAGTAAATCCAGCACCAACACTCGTAAGAACAAGTTCAGAACCAATTCCAATTGCACCAAGAACTTTACTTAGGTTGCCTCGGAAGTTTGCATTATTTTCTTGGTAGATAGTAATACCTTCCGAAAGATTTGTCTTCTCGGCAGTAGTAAGACTCTTACTAATACCAACCAAGACATTCTTAGAAACCATATCTAAAGGATCTTTTCTAAGAGTTGCAACTTGTCTGTTACCAACACTAAGGTCTGGGTTATAGAACTTAACCTGACCAGATGATGAAGCAAACTCAGCTCTATAGAGATTGAATTTAAGATCCTCTAACTGACTGGGATCCCATGTAGCACCGTTTTGGGATTTAAATAGTGATCCTAGAAGTGGTTGTTGGGAAACAATGATCTTCTCAGATTCGGCTTTATTGACAGTAGAGATGTCTTCTTCACCCATTCTAGAGATGAATACGGTATATTCATTGGAAGCAGAGAGAAGAACAATACAGTATTCTCCGCCACCCTCAAGATAACATGGAGATGGGAAAGTAAACGTAGTTGGTTGAGATCCATCTTCAGATAGAACAACTTCATCTGGAGATAAGATACACTCACCAAATGGTAGAATTTCTTGAGTTGGTAGACCCGTTTGCAACGTTCTTACCTGTAAGGTAACAGGTAATTCATTATTATCCTTGGATCTAAAGTATACATCACACTTAGTGAGGTATACACCATTTTCATCTGGAACCTCAAAAGATTGAGCCAGAGGGTCAACCCATCTTGTCTGTCTAGTTCTTCTTCTATTAAAGGTGGTATTAGCTACCAATCTAGTGTCAGTACTTGACTGAGTTCTACTACCCGATTGAGGAATTCTTTCAATATCGGCATTTCTCATTCTGAGAGTAGATGCTTCTACATTCTGTAAGGTTCCTTGGGAAGTGAAAGTTGCTTCACCAGAACTATCAGTAAATCCAGAAATTGTAGAGTTCGCAGCACTACTAGTTAAAGTAAACGTTTTACTACCTGTATTGAATGTAGGTGCAGAAGGAACTGTTGGATCTGGAATGAAAAGTGATCCGATAAGTGAACCTGCCCTATCAGTAATTAGTCTAACTTCTTTAACTTTAGCAATAGCACCACTAGACTGACCCACCAGTTTCATGTTTTTACCGATTCTACCAAAGAATCCAGAAGCAGCTTGAAGTTCTAATGATGCAGTGTCAACGTTCAACAACGTAGTTGTGGATGAATACGAAGAAGAGATAGTAGAGTTAGGTGCATATGGATTAGACTTATACACTTGTGTAGGTGCATTATATGGTCCATACTTATGATTTTGTGTAGCGAGACGGAATCTAATTCCAGTAGAAGTAGAGTTTGGTAGATCACCAATAACCACTTCTCCAGGACCAAAAGTACCACTAATCATTTCAATTTCAATGAGTTTTGGTACTAGGAAAGCATCCATGCTGATATTATCAAAGAATGCATAAAGTCTCGTATTTGGCTTTAATCTTCTACAAACAAATTCAATGTTTCTAGATCTCATCGTAGCGATGACTTCAGTAGAAACTACCTTATCTCCAAGACTTGTAGTATCAAATCTTTCACCAACACGGAATTGAATACCCTGTCTGGTTTGATTAGTCGTAGTAGTGGTTGTTTGTTCTCTAATATTAACAAACCTATCTCTGATAGTTGTAGTTGTAGTAATAGGAATGCCACGACCACGTTGGAAACGTCCTCTGTTGCGTCTTCTACGAATAACACGACTTCCAGTTCTTTGTCTTAAAACTCTAGGTCCATTACTTACACTTCTACCAGTCCAAGTAGTTTCCCATGCACCCCAATCGATAGGAGACAATCCAGTGTTACTATCAGCACCAGTCTGTTGCATGAAGGAACTGAAGTTACCTTCAATATCATATGTTGCAGAAGATCTTCTAGTTTCAATCCAAGTATCTGTAGATGGATTGAGTTCAATGTTTCCAATCCAGTTTACAACAGCAAATGGGTTTACATTTTCGATTCTAGTCGAGAATTTATTTTCTAGGAAAACAACGTCTTCATAGTTTAGACATACAACATCACCAACTCTTCTAACATTGGAATCTCCAAGGTCAGTTACGAATCTGAAGTCAGCAGAAGGACTAGAAGAAGTAGCAGCACCAACGATAGCTTCCGAACCCAAAAGAAGATCAATGGATGTAGTATAGTGTTGGGGTCTTAACCTACCCTCACTAGAGTCAACACTAGCCTTATATTGAGTGTTATCTACGTCTCCAGCACCACTTGATTTAAAGTTATCTACAAAGAATCCAGACTTAAATCTATCAAGATTAGTTTGTGCATCTCTAAGAGTCATGTTAGCAGTCTCAGACTCTAGTAGAGACAAACTAGTATAATACTCAATGTTCTTCAATCTGTTCTCAATGGTAGAGATATCCTTCATTCTATATCTCTTATGAGTAGCCAGAGAAAGTTCTACTTCGGAAGTATCATGAACATATGGAGGCATTTCAATTGTAGCAATCTCCAAAGAACTTTCTAGTACGTTAGGTACAATTGGTTCTTCTGCTGGTACACCCTTAGATAGAGTAAACACACCATCTTTACTCAAATAAAGTCTATCAATTCTACCAAGGTAGAAGTCATAAGACATATTCATAGACTTATCCTTAGCAACTACATGAGTAGAAGAGGATGAAAGTGGATCATAAAGTCTTGCATTGAATTCAAATGGAGAATATCCAGATGAAACTGAAGTTGTTCTAGGCCTCAAATCAATAATATCAGTAACAGGACGACCATCAACGAATGGAATTCCATATGAATATACAGTTCTGTCATAGGAGTTTACCGTGACAAAATCTCCAGGGTCAGATCCTTCAATAACAAAGTGGTTATATACAATTTTCAATCTTCTTGTAGGAGCTTCTGATCCTGCCTTTCTAATGATTGCAGAGAAGTCAATATAGTCGGATCTTTGCCCAGGATCCAGTTCAAAATTATCTGCAATATCCTTATCACCAGGGACAACAGAAGCGATAGTCGCAGTTACATTAGATTCTTCAAAGATTACTTTCTCATCAGTCTCAAAAGTATTTTCATTTAAATATACAAAATCAACTTGGTTAGAACCATTGTTATCTACAAGAACAGCTGCAGCACCACTATTCTGACCAATAATTGTTTCACCAGTTAGTGAGTTTAGAATATTTGTGTTTAGTTCTGTTAGAACGATGGATGGGAACTGTGGATCTGAAGTAGATGAAGACTCCAATACAGCAACAACAGAAGCTACATCAGGTACTCCAATACTAATTCTTTTATCCTGTACTCTAGTACCATACTGATTAGATATTGTTAGACCATCTTGAATGGTAGTCATACCAATACCAGATGTAGTTTTAGCAGAGTTAGTAACTGTGTAAACACTACATCTCTTGTAAACCTTACTCTTTGGTTTTACATTCACTTTCTTAAGAGTAACTGTTAAGGTTGCTCCAGTATCAGAACCTACACTAAGATTGGAAAGAGTGACCGTTCTTCCACTAACAGTTAGTTTTTGATTGTTTAGTGACTCAATAGCACCTGTACTATATGTGAGGTTATAATCTTCCTCATCAAATGGTTCCAGAGTTAGATCTGCATCAGATTCTAGAGTGGCGCTGTAAGAATTATTTGCAATATTGATATTGTATGACTTTCTAAAGACAATATCGGATCCATTAAGATCGACACTAGCAATGTTAGTTTTAGAAAGTTCAGAATATAGGTATGCAGAATTATTGTTTAATACTTCTGTCGTTACTTTGAAGAAATCATTAGCAGTAATATCACTAGTTGGTAGAGTACCTACATTAACTCCTGCAACATTAGCTGTTGCTTCAATAATTAATTGACTGTTTGTATTATCAATAGTTTTAATTCTAGCATAAGATGGGACATCATTCCCACTCACACTGTAACTTACAATATCACCTGTACGAATGCCTGATTGTGCAAAATTAGCATTAGGTGAGGTTACTGTAGAAATACCAACACTACCTGCGGTAATAGTAAACTGATTACCGATATTAGTAAGTAACTGACCTAAACTTAAGACTGGATCAGCAGTAAAGGTAGCTCCAACACCACATAACTGATGAATATCAGCAATAGAATAGTCATTTACGGAAGAAACGGTTCTACTCATTGGAGAACCATTTACATATAACTCTTCAGATTCTTGGAAAGTACCTACGGACTGATATAAAATAATTTGTTGAGTATTTGCAGCAGATTGATAAAGATATCCAGAAGCATTACTACTCTGTCCCTCAATAAAAGCAGGAGTCTTCAGATCATCTACAGAAGCGTTGAGTTGTAGATAGGTGAATGTTTGAATATCGTATAAAGAAGATTCAAATACAGTTTTAGCGTTTTGATATTCTGCGTTCTTAAGTTTTAAGTCATATACTCTTGCAACACCAATTTGAATACCACTAGCGGTTCCAGGAGTTGCAGTTCTATCACTATAAAGTTTTACATATGAGTTAGTTCCAATTCCAACAGGAACTGAACCGTAAACATTATTCAATTCAATTTGTTTACCTACACTAAAAGGTAGAGACTCATTTTGAATTGTTTTAGTATCTCTTGGTTTAGGTACGTCAACTGTTGTTGTACCTAGTGTTTCTGCTTCATATCCACGAACATATGCTTTACCAGGACCAATGGATAGACAAAGCATATCATCAGATGGTCTATTTCCCTGTTGTGTGAACTGTGTAGAGTAGTATGCTCCGTCGTTACCAATTCTATTATTCAGAGACTCTTTAACTGAAACTGGGAATGGAGTAACGTAATAATCTCCAGACTCATCGTATGTTCTTCTAGCTAACTCATCACGAATAAGGTTATATTCTGTTTCTTTTACGAATTTAGATAACTCACCGTTTTCAATTCTCATCAACTCGACGAAGTTCTCGTCATTGAAATCTGTTAGGGATTTCTTAATTAGTTGAGTAGAAATTTGCAGTCTATCTGCACCAGGGGCTGCAAAGTTGGAAAAACCTCTAGCATTATCGTAGAGATCATTATTTTCATCGGATGCAGTTACCAGTTGTTCGTTAATCAGTAGACCAATTCTATAAGAAGGAGAATTTGAATATTGATCTAGAATAACTGTAGATTGTGGGACAGTTACAAAGAAACCTCGAATGAAGTATACACCTTCAGCAATCTTTGCAGCAGAACCAGTTTTACAAGCATTTGAGATAATAGTGGTAGCAAAACTAGCACCAGATCTAATACTTGATAGGGAATATGTAACGTCTTCTTGTACTAGGAGATTTTCACCATCTACGAATGTCTGTCTAGAAAAATCGCTTTCACTAGAACTTTGATATTTGATATAAAGAGTATATGTCCCCAATTCGGAGGATCTATTATCAATATAATTTTCTACTTTAGCAACAACACCACTAGTCTCACCTTTAATCTTCTTGCCCTTTAAACTAAGAAGATATAGTGAGACTGGGATACCTAAGTGGGTATCATCAATTTGAACAGCAGTATAATCGGGATCATACGCAATTTGTCCAGGGATGACAACAGATCCTTCTTTAAAGAAGTGTTTACCAAACTTTTCAACCTGATTCTGAAGAATAGATTGTAAGGTAGTTAGTTCTCTAGACTGAATAGGCAGTCCAGGCTTAAATAACACCTTCTGGTAGTTATTAGCCTCGTTAAAATCATCAAAGTACGGAGATGAATTTAAGTTAGTATTTTGTGGCATTTTTCTTTAAAACTCCAGTACAATCTTGATGTCTTCTTTTTGACTTGAAGATCTAGGGATAGCCGCTCGGTTATCAATGTAGATAATCTCACCTGACTTGGTGTTATATTCAGCAGAAGCAATACCTGCCGTAAAATTCATTCCAAGTTGGTATGTTCTGTTATTTATTGAGGTATTAACACCCGCAAAGTTTGTATTGATGGAAAGTAACGGTCCTTGAACTGAAGACCCATCAATTGTAACCCCATATCCAACATCAGGATTTGATGTGAAAGGAATGATCTTATAACCAGTAGCACTAGAAGCAAGACCCATTGGTTGATAATATTTTAGTACCCCACTAATCTTATCCCAAGATGCCACATATCCAATAGCAGTAGATCCAACACCAACAGTCTGTGTGATAGTAGAGTCAACTGCATAAGTTGTTGCAGTTGTAAGTCCACCCATCTTCAAAGCCTTTAGACCACTAACAATGGAGGTATCTAGAAGTTCTTTATCACTTCCAAACACTGTTGGGTTTTTAATAATACCAACTCTAGCAAAGTCATTACCCTCGATAATATCTGGGTTTGTTTCTAGAGTTTCAAATCTAGCATAAAGAAGTGCTCTGTATGCACCCAATTCACGATAGATATCATAACCATGTCCACCTTTAGGTGGAACAATTACTGAAAACTGTGAAATGGAGGTTGTACCGATACCAGTATTGGTTAGGTTAGCCAAAGGACCACCAGTTTCACTTCCAGGCGCGCCAGGGAAGAATTGAATAGATCCGTGGGTATATCCTTCCCCACCATCAGTAACAAAGACCTCAGAGACCTTTCCGAAAGAGTCTACAGTAATGGTTGCCTTCCCGCCAGTGCCATCACCCAAAATAGGAACATTAGCGAATGAAGTAGAGATTGGTTGATAGTTAGTTCCCCTATCATCAATAACTACAACTTCAATTTTGCCATCAATAGCATTATTTTTGGTAGAAATTGTCTCACCTTGATCACCCCAGTTTTCTGGAACTGGAATATATTCAATGGAATCGAACTTTACAATTTCGGATGGTTTGATTGTGTACAGATATTTCCAAATATAACCATCGCCAGATGTACCCGCTGCTCTGGCCTCAAGGTCAATAAATGTGGGTTGGTCGTATGATGGGCGACCCTTCGGGTTCTCGGGATCTGATCCATTTTGTAGGCAGACGTAAACTTTTAAATCTTCGTTAACAATATAGTAATTAGCATCATACAAACTACCCTGACTAGTGATAGGAGTCAGATTGTAGATACTATAGTCATGTCTATACATCTCATAGGTCGTACCAGCAACCCACTTTACTTTTCTCACTAATCTACGGACATCTTTATCCGTAACTTTCTTCATAGCAATAATGGATTCTTTGATAGAATATTCTTCCTCAAATCCATCCAAAGGAGCAGGAGTATTAGTAGCCCATGTGGTAGTACCACCAGCTTCTGGTTGCGTCGAGTTGGGCAATCCCAAGAACGCATAATACTTATTTACAGTAGAACCAACGCCGACTAAACTCTTTACAAAAGTTTCGGCATTAAGAATCCTAAATTGTTCAGAAATTATAGCGGGCATTGTTAGCTAAAGTTTTTTCTTTATTTAGTGGTTATGAAAGAGGTTGAATTCTTCGGACAGCTGCAGCGGTCGCTAAACCAACCATTCCAGCATCAACATTGACCTCAAATGCTTGAGGAGTACCTGCTCCTCTGTTTTGATATCCGAAAATTTTACCCCAACTATATTTACCCCAGTAAGTATCAATAGTTGCCGTTGTACCAACACCAACTTGAATATCACTGTTGTTATTTGGACCTGGTTGGAAAGCACATGTGACAGTTACGAGACCAGAAACCGCATCTCCAGTAGTAACTCTCTCAACTCGGAATACACCTTCTAGATGTTCACCAGCAGAAATAATACCAACTTTATTTGCAGGATAGTTTGCATATCCACCAATAGAGGTAGTAATTCCAGTCAAAGCATGACCAACAACTAGTGGACTATCGTAGATAACGAAATAATCGTCTTTCTGTAGTCCAGAATAATTAACTCCAAGAGTATTCAGTGAAGAATATCCATAACCAAGGTTAGTATTATCATTAAATTCGGACTTAAGTGTAAATTGAAGTCTAGGTGGAACACTAAATCCAATTCCAGGCATCCAAGTATTTACACCAACGATTACACCAAAATCACCTTCGGTTCTGAAAGAAAGAATCTCTTCCTTCTTAGGAACATCAGATTCGATAATAACAGATGGAGAAGAACCATACTCATATCCAAATCCACCATCAGTGATTGAAATACTAGTAACAATACCGTTAGTGACTGAAGCAGTAGCAGTTGCTCTATTAATAACTGGGTCTGCATAGAACTGGGTAGATCCAGATCCAACTGCAATAATTCTCTGGCCTCTACTTGGACCAAAGTTGGTAGTTACAAGATCTCTAATTTCATTAGTATGAGATACATCTCTACGGTTCCAGTTGATTAAGTCGAAGGAATAGTAAAGAACACCGACAGTACTGATACCGATATAGAGATTATCAATATACTTAAGAACCTTAAAGTCAAAAGTAGCTGGGTGGATAGCATTGTTGTACTGTTGACTACTCCATGGTTCCCAATAGTTCTTATCAGAAGAAACTCCAATAGTTCCCTGATCACCAACAGTAATAAATCTATTACCGTCGTAAATAATATCTCTTAAATTGTATGGAGTGTTACTTGCTTTTGGAGACCAAACTTTACCATCATTTGAGGCAACAATCTCTCCACCATTACCAACAGCAATAAATTCACCTTGTGCATAGATTACGGAGTTGAGATCTTGAACTGTATTTGGATAGTTACTAAAGAATACATCACTGGTAACTCCAACCGCAGTAAATACAGATCCACCAGCACCAACTGCAACCCAAGTATCTACAACTGGTTCATAGATAACGTCATTGAAAGTTTCTTCAAACGTACTTGGATACTCAACAGTCAAGTTAAGAGCAGGGATTTGTCTTAATTCTCTAAGTTCAATTTCAGTGAAGGAAGTCAAACTATTACCAACACCAGCAGCTCTAGCCAAACTACCGTATTCACCACCAGCAACAACATACTTAGTTGGATATCCAGAGGATTGTCCAACACCTACACAATGGAACTGTACTGTTCCACCAAATCCAATTGTTCCTCTCTCCCAGAAACTTCCACTCTTAGTATTAATATAACGACTACTACCACCAACAGCAACGATTGGTTCCTGATCAGTTAGTGCTTTAAAGTCAACAACATTAGTTATACCACTAATTCCATCAAATCTCCAATCTTTGATTGGGTCGGGTCTTGTAATTGCAGAAGATGAGATATTTACTACTGGATTTGTTATATTTTTATATCCTTTGCCACCATCAACAATAACGATGTTAGAGATACTAGAAGCTGTACTGACAACAGAAGTAACAATACCCGCAGATATTTCTTCGTCTTCAAAAATTTGAGCATTTCTTTCCGCCTGAGTTACAAGGTCAATTTCTGAGAATAGTGGGAAAGCATTTTGAACTCTAATGAATCCATCCTGTTGATCGACCTTATGAATAAGTCTAGTACTAGGTGTTACTCTACTCTTCAAACTTGGTCTTGCTTTAGGAATCAGAACACCAGATAGAATTCTATCTTTCTTCTGTTTTTCCCACATTAGAGGTCTTTCCGCAACAGGGTTGGTATCAATACCAATACTGTTGTAAGCAAATGTCTCCAGAACATCAGAAGCAACAATACGTTTGCCAGTTCTTTCAAACTGATCAATATCGAAGATATTTTCTTTGTTCTCTTTGATCTGAACAGTATCACCAGCTTTTACAGTCAGTGGTGGTTCAATCGTCTCAACGTCTCTAGTAGATCCTCTAAAGTAGAAGATGGAACACTTGGAGTTAGTCTTAGGAGCCTCACTAAAGATAACTCTACTACCCTTAAAGATGTAAGCATCACCTGGGGTTTGAAGAATATCATTAATGTAGATAAAGATATTATTAGTGATATCCATATCACTACCTGGCAGAGTCTTAAGACTCAAAATTTCTGTTGTTCCTCCAGTGGTAACGGAAAGTGTAAACTTCCTTCTGTTACTGTTGAAGAACCTAGAAATGTCATCAAACAGAATGAACTGACCAGGATAGAATCCAGAGAACTTATCATTATCAAGTTCAACAACATTAAGTCTAAACTCAGTGAGAATTCCTACAGTTGGATCAGTGCTTAATCCAGAAACGGTAAGCAGATCGTCAACCTTATATGCAATACCTTCTTCGGTTAGATTGAACTCTCTAATGTCACCATCAACATTGACTCGTAAATCAACAGTAGCATTAGTACCAATTCCAGTAGTGCCATCAATATATTGTAGTGGCATGTTGAAGTAAGGATCTGGTTCAACAAAGTCTAGGAAAATTGGTCTACCTACAGAACCACCACCAGTGTAGTAGAAGTTCTCAGTAGTAAATCCAGCATTGATTCTGATATTTGCACCATCAAATGCTTCTAGAATATCAAATCCAGAATAACCTTCCTCAATAGAAGAAGCGAGTCTCTTACCCTTGAAGGCAGTACCAATTCTATTGTAGAAGTGTTGACAAGTTGCAATACCAACATTAGCAACAAACTGTTTGTTGGAAATAACTTTATCTACAAATGTTCCACTTGCAGCAGAATCTTCTCCACTTGCAGAATTATTATTGAATCTAGGAGCAATAATTGCACCTTGAATTGTTCCTCCACCAACATAGTAACTAGGAACAGTTGTTACACCGACATTAGTTTCTACTGTTGTGTTATTAATAACTCTGGTAATATCAACCCCACCGAAATATGGATCACCATCTTTAGGATATGCATGTTGTTGTGTATTGCCATCTTTAGTACAAGTGAAGATCAATCCTTCGTTTCTAAACTTGATATTAGTACCAGCAGTAAGAGTATGTGTTCCTAATGCCAAAGTCATAATACCGACAACAGAATTATAATCTGCACCAGATACATCAAACGGAACTGCGGTAGAAGTTCCAACATTGACTGTTAAAGTATTTGATGTTGTAGCGGCAATTCCCAATCTTGCATTGTGAGCGGGATCAGTTGTACGTGGATATGAATGCTCGGTTGCATTCTGGTCCATTGTACAGGTGTAAATTAAGGAATTGGTAGCAATACCAACACCACCTTGAACAGTAGTTAATCCATGAGCAGTATCTGTTGTTAGTACAACAACTCCTGTCGTAGGATCGTATGTAGATCCAGAAACATTGATTCTACTGATAGTAGTAACACCAACATTTACTGTAATAGTATTTTGGGTTGTGGTTACAATACCAATCTCTACATTGTGAGCAGGATCAGTTGTACGTGGATATGTGTGATCAGTGGCATAGTTATCCTGAGCACATCTCCAAGTCAATCCATTGGTTGCAATACCAATAGTGCTACTTGATTTTTGTAGACATCCTTCATCAGCTCTTACAAATACGTGTTTATATTCTCCACCAGCAATGATGGAACTAGTAGCAGCAGAAACGAATATATGATCAGATTGGTTTGATGATGTACCAACATCAAGAGTAATTGACTGTTCTGTTGTAGATGTAATCTTAACAGCTGTATTGTAAGCAGGATCTGGTCCCGTTAGTCCAGTAGCTCTAGGATAGAAGTGATTAGTAGCATGATTATCCATACCACAAGTAAACTTAAATCCTCTAGTTTTGAGTCTTACAGACTGACCTTTCTTAAGGTTGTGTGCTGTTCCAAACCCAACAGTCATAAGTCCAGTTTGAGGATCAAAAGATCCTGTAGTTGGAGAATAGTAAGCAGTTACACTTGCACCTACATTAACGTCAAAGAAGTTTGTTCCAGTTCCTACAATAGGAATCCACTTATCAGAAATTGGATCTGTTCCTCTAGGATATGTGTGTTCAGTAGCTCTTCCATCAAGATCACACTTAAATGCAAGTGAATCATCTAGTAGTTTTACTCGTTCACCAACTTGCCAACCATGATTATTGTCTAAGGTTAGTCTTAGTACTCCAGTACTAGGATTATATGTGGCGAGATTTGGCGTATAGGTTTCAATACCAGTATATGAATGACTTGGGGTCGTAATTACCAAATCACCAGTTGAAGGAACGTAAGTAGCAGTGGTGATACCATTAGTTACCTGTGTAGTTACACCAACTTGGAGAGTAATAGTGTTTGCACTCGTAGATCCAATACCAAGTACAGCATTGTGAGCAGGATCATCAACACGAGGATATGCATGATTACTTGCATTATTATCTCTAGTACAAGTAAACGTATACGAACCAGTTCCAACACCAACAGTATATGCAGCTTTCTTAAGACCGTTTGTAGTTGCAGATTGGAAGATGTAGTTGCTTGTAGAACCAACACCAACGAATACTGAGAATGTATTTACTCCTACATGATATACAGGCAACCATTTGTTTCTGTATGGATCAGATGCTCTAGGATATGCATGGTTACTACCATAATTATCCTTATCACAAGAGAATGTGATTGATCCATCATCAAACTTGACGTACTCACCATTCAAGAAACCATGATTAGGAACGGTAACCTCAAGTACACCAGCTGATTGATTGTAAGTTGCGGTTGTGATTGTATGACCAGACTGTGCATAATAACTATGTCCAGCACCAACAGTAACAACCATCTCTCCAGTAGAGGGATTATATGTTGCACCAGTTGCTTGACGTTTTGCAAGAGTAGATACACCAACTTTAACTGTAAATGTATTTGCGGTTACGGATGTAATTCCTAACTCAGCGTTATGAGCAGGGTCAGTAGTACGTGGATAGTCATGGACAGTTGCATATCCGTCTTTAGCGCACTTGAATGATAAAGATCCAGTAGCAATTCCAACTCTCTGTACTGTTCTTTCTAATCCATTTGTAGTGGCAGAAACAAAGTCATGATTATAATTACCACCAGTAATAACAGCACTAGAAGCAGCGCTAACGAATTCATATGGATAATCACCACCAGAGATGATAGATCCAACTGCACTACCTAGGTTAGGAACAAAAGCATGAGTGTAATCCCAAGATGTACTTGGACCAACTTGTAGAGTAAGTAGAGTTCCTGCAGCACCTACAATAGGAACAGC